AATCTATACTAGCTGTAGGCACAAGACAAAAAGTCTATGTCTTATACGACAATGCTTGGACTGATATAACACCAGTTGGTTTTGTAAACGATGCCTCTAATGATCCTCTTGGTTATGGTGCATACCACTATAACGTAGAAGATTATGGCGATGCTAGAAGTCAATCTGGACTACCTCTTGATACAGGTCATTTCTCCTTTGATAACTGGGGAGAGGATTTAGTCTTTTGTTTTTCTGGTGACGGTAAAATCTACAAATGGAGGCCAGTTTCAGGCGGAACAGCTGATACCATAGGTACAGTCGTAACAAACGCTCCTACAGGCTGTCAGGCTGTTCTAGTGACTAATGAAAGACATTTAGTTGCTATTGGTTCTGGTGGCGACCCTAGAAAGGTATCTTGGAGTGATAGAGAAGATAGAAACACTTGGACATCTTTAGCTACTAACACAGCAGGTGATGTGCAAATACCTACAGGCGGTCGTGCGTTATTAGGTGTTAAATACCAAAACGATGTCATAGTTTTTAGTGATACTGGTATAGATAGAATGAGCTATGTAGGCTCACCTTTTGTTTATGGTATTGCAGCAGCAGGTGCGAACTGTAAAGCAGTAAGTAGAAGATCAGTCGTGCAAACAGGAAACTTTCTTGCGTGGATGGGTGAAAACTCATTCTTTGTTTACGATGGTGTTGTAAGAGAAATCAAATGCGATGTGCATGATTATGTATACGACCAACTAAACGTACCAGGAAGAAAAGCTTGTTGGGGTGGACACAACTCTAACTTCAACGAAATATGGTGGGGTTTTCCAAGCGGAGATGGTATATACAAACCTAACAAATATGTTATTTGGAATTACTTAGAAAACACCTGGTCTATAGGCTCAATGGATAGAGGCTGTTGGATTGACCAAGGTGCGTTTGACTTTCCTATTGCTGGTGATTCAAACGGTTTTATATACGAACACGAATCAACAACTTTATCTAATTCACCAAACTTGAATAGTGATGCACCTTTTTGTACAAGCGGTCCAATAGAGTTAGGTAACGGTGATAACTATGTGCAATGTAATCAGATTATTCCAGACGAAGAAGCAAACACATTACCAGGTGTAACAATAAGTTTTAAAGGTAAGTTTACCCCATTAGGTAGCGAAACAGATTTTGGTAGTTTTACCTTTGAAAATGATGGATATACCGATGCTAGATTTACAGCAAGACAAGTACAAATGACTGTAACAGGTAGCACCAATCAAGATTTTCAGGTTGGTAATATAAGATTAAACGTAAGAACTAGAGGTAGAAGATAATGGATCTATCCTCACAAAGACAGTATATACAAAGAGCTGAAACAGCAAATGAAATACTTACTACTACAGATTTAACAACATTATATACAACACCAAGCGGCGATGACTTTACTTTTTCTATTGTTGAATCTTTTTTGGTTTGTGACCATGACAACCAACAAACCAATATAACAGTTACAGTAGTAAGCGGTGGAACAACTTATACTTTATTTAAAGAATATGTAATAACTGCCTATGATACAGAAGAGTTATTAAGTAAAAGTCTTGTCTTAAAACAAGGCGATGTATTAAAAGTACAAGCAGATCGTGCTGGTAATTTAACTGTTTATGCGAGCATCGTAGAATATGCAAAAGGCGACTAATAACGTAGTTGACATAAACCAAGCGAAAAAAGAGCCTTGGGAAATTGAATGGGAAAGGTGTAAACCTTATATAGCAAAAGCTGTAAAGTATCAAGATTCCTATACAATTGATGATGTAGAGGATAAAATAAGACATGGAATAGCTCTATTATGGCCAGGCAAAGAATCAGCTATAGTAACTGAATTTGCTTTTTTTTCTAAGAAAAAAATTATGCACATTCTTTGCGTATCTGGTAAATTTGAAGAAATTGAAGAGATGTTCAAGTGTATTGAAAATTATGCAAAAGAAGTTGGCATAAAAAAAATAACAGGAAGCGGTCGTAAAGGATGGCTTCGAAAAATAAAACATCTGGGATTTAAACCAGATTATGTAGTAAGTAAAGATTTATAGGACAAGAATATGGCAGATCCAATGACAATAGCAGCAGTAGTAGGAGCTGGAGCAGCGGCCAAGCAAGCTTTTGATCCAAAAACACCAAAGACAACAACTGCAACGCAAGTAGACCCACAAACACAAGCAAGATATGAGGATATTTATAGTAGGGCTAAAGGTGTAGCTCAACAACCTTTTATACCTTATAGAGGTCCAATGGTTGCTGGTTTTTCTCCAGACCAACTACGACAATTTCAAGCTACTAGGGGTTTGTTTGAAACTGGTATGGGTTATGACCCAACCAAAGCTTTACAAGGATTGGCGCAACAACGAATACCAACAGTTAAACCAGTAGGTTCTTTACTTACAGCTGATATAGGTGCTTATCAATCACCCTATCAACAACAAGTTATAGATGCAACCATGCAAGATATACAGCGACAAGCTGATATAGCAAGAACTGGCGCACAAGAAAGAGCAATTAGAGCAGGTGCTTTTGGTGGTTCTCGTTCTGCAATATTAGAGTCAGAATCACAAAGACCTTTTGCAGAGGTTATGGCAAGAACAGCTGCTGAACAAAGAGAAAGAGGTTACGGTCAAGCTTTGAGAGCTGCTGAGTCTGATATTGCAAGACAACAACAAATGGCACAGTTTGCACCACAATTTGAATTACAAGCAAGACAACAAAGAGCAGGACTTCTTGGTGGTTTACAAGCAAGTCAATTACGAGGTCTTGGTTTGCTGGGTGGTATAGGACAACAACAACAGGCATTACAGCAACAAGCTATCGAAGCGCAAAGAGGCGAGTTTGCAAGAGCATTAGCTTATCCACAACAGCAGGTTGGATTATTGGGAGGCGCTGTATTTGGTATGAGTCCTGAAAGCACTAGAATAGAATCAAGAACACCAGGAACTTATGAAAGAGCGCAGGCTGGTATAAATCTTTTAAATACATTAAGTCCTTTATTTAGTAATCCACAACAAACAGGACAGCTTCCACAAGTAAATCTGCCATCTAGATTACCAGGTGAAGGATCAGGTTCAACTTTTGGAACAGGTTTACCAGGACTAGGTTTCCCAACAGGATAAAAATATGGCAATAGGAGATTTTTTTACAGGTTTGGGTCAAGGAATTGGCAGAGGTCTAACCAAAATTGGTGGTTACGACCCTATGCAACAAGTATCGCCAGAAGAAGCTGCAAGACGTAGACAAGAAGGTTTAGCTGCTTTACAAAGAAGTTTGGGCAGGTCATCTGCTATATTATCTGGTGATCCTAGAAGAGTGCAATTTGCTGAACAGCAAATGCAAAGAGCAGAGCAAGATAAATTATTACAACAACTTGCACAAGACCCAAGATATGCTGAACAAATTAAATTATTAAGAGCTGGTTTAGACCCTAGGCTTGCTGCTGGTACTAGCGTTGAAAGAAAGATAATAAAAGGAGCGGATGGTTATAACTATTATGTAAATCCAGACGGTTCTTTTGAAAGAGTTTTACCTGGTATTGAAATACCAGAAGATAAAACAGATATGACAGAGGCTGAAAGAACGCAGGCTGCTTACAATAAGCTAATGGAAATACCTGTAGAGGGAAGAAGTGAAACAGACAAAAGAAATATAGCTATATATGAAAATAGATTATTTGGTCAGCCTAGAGTAATACCTTTTTATGATAGTCAGGGAAATGTTGTAGAGAGTATTACAAGTAGGGATTTAATAACAAATCCAAATATTATTAAAGAAAAAGAAGAACAAGGATTATTTACCGTAGGTCAAAGCCCTAGCACAAAACCAACAGGCGCTAAGTCTGTTATGACATTGGTAAGAGATGATTATTTGGGTGCTAAATCACAAATAGATACTATTAATGATTTAGCATCTATTATAGAACAAAATAAAGACGCATTTACTTTGGCAGGTGGTTTAGCTAATTTTGTTAATAGTACAAAATATCAAATACAAAGCGCAGAAAGATTGGCTAATTTAGACAAGCTACAACAAAACCAAAAAGAATTTACAAAATTAGATAATATGTTGGATTCTAAGTATGGTGATATATTGGATAAAATTTCACAAGATAGAGCTGTAGCTAAATCAATCTTTTTAAGATTAGCTTATGGTACTGCTAAAGAAATTGATCCAAGTGGAAGATTGTCTGACAATGATGTCAAGATTGCTATGGATATTATTGGCAACCTAGGTCCAAACTGGAAGGCCAATTTATCAACATTAGAAAACCTAGCTAATAGAACACAAAGAGAATACGCTGACAAATATAAAATAAGAATTAACCGTGTTGGTGATGAAGATTTACAAGAAGCAAATAAATACGAAACTATACCTCAATTTCTCGGTGGAAGAGATTGGAGGCAATCAATGCCAACTATAGGAACACAAACACCACCAAACATTCAATCTCTATTAAATAAATATCCACCACAGGGTTAAATAATGGCAACATTAGCACAACTAGAACAAGCTCTTATACAAGCAGACCAAGCTGGTAATGTTGAAGATGCTACCGCGTTAGCAAACGAAATAAGAAGATTACAAGCAGAACAACAGGCGCTTGAAAGCTTGGAGACTGGTTTAGAAGAAGAAAGACAGCAAACCAGAAGAGAAAGATTAAAAGATATTGGCAGGGCTGCAATATCAGGATCTTTGCGTGGAGCTACAGGTTTTTTAGAGTTTCCAGAAATGGTTACACAAGCTGCTGCCAAAAAAGCAGAGCAAGTGGCAACTAGAGTAGCACCACAACAAGAAGAAAGAATTTCAAAATATTTTGATGCGTTACAACAATTGCAAAAAATAGCACCAGGCGGTGATACGGCTAGGTCTATGGGTTTGCTTACACAAGGGTTAAGACAACAACCACAAACAAAAGAATTATTAGAATACCAACCAAAAACTCGCGGTACTAGATACTTACAGTCTGTCGGTGAATTTACAGTTCCAACAATGGGTTTTGGTCCTGCTAGAGGATTAAAAGTTGGTATACCTACAGGAGTAGTAGCAGAAAGACTAGAGGAAGCAGAGGTGTCTCCTTATGTCTCTATACCATTAACTTTAGCGGCTGGTGGTGTATCAAGCTATGTAACAGATCCTAATAGAGCTGTTAAGTTAGCAGCAGAAGCGTTAAAAGGCGTGCCACAAGAAAAAATTGATTTAGCAAAAACCGTAGAAGCTTATGCTGAAACCCAAGGAGTAAAGCTTACAGCTCCTGAACTTGTACAAAGTGATATCCTTACCAAACTTGGTGAGTCTGTTTACAATTCTCCAGAGGGCGGAAGAATAATGTATGAGTATATTAAAAATAGACCACAAGAAATACAAAAAATAGCAGAAAATTTATTTGATAATTATATTGCAAAAAACCCAAAGTCATTAAGAAAGGTTTATAAAGACGCAAATATATCAGCAGAAAAAGCTTATAATGAAGCGACAACAGATAGAACTCTTAAATCACAACAAGCTGGCTATTCAGTTGCTAACAATGAATTTATAGATGAATCACAAATTTTAAACTTAATTAATAATATTGATAATGTTTTAGCAGGTAGTGTTAAAGGAACACCCAAAAATAAGTTAAAACAATTGCGAAATAGATTAATTAAAAAAACAATTACCCCAAAAGACGAAACTGTAAACATATTAGACCAATATGGGAAACCTATTGGGATGAAAACATCTGAAACAAAAATTATTCCAGAATCAAATATAAATAATTTGAGTGAAATTTTAAGAGAAACAAGAGAAATTATTGCTCGATCAAAGGCTGGCAAAGCAAATCCTAAAGAAGCTCTAAACAATACCGAAATTCAAAAAATAGCACCAGCATTAAACGAATTGGATGAAATTCTTAAAACCAATACAAATTATTTAGCTGGTACAGAAAAATACAAAGAACTTACAAATACTATTGTAAATCCTACCATGGAAGCTATAGAGCCATTTTTAATTGGTAAAGGTATAACACCTAGCAAAGTAAAAAATCAAATTTTTGGTATTGCTAATGTAAAACCAAAAGATATTAGAGAAACATATACAAGAATAAACAAAGTAGACAAACAAGCTTTTCCTAATTTAGCTAGAGCTTATTTTGACCAAATTATAGATCAAACAATATACAAAACAACTGAAGTAGGCAGACCATCATTTGGAGCAGGTTTTGATTTATATAAAGGATTGGCTGGTACAAAAAATTTAGATAAAAACTTTAACGCAGTTTTAGCTGGTGTTGCTGAAGCTAGAGGTTTAAATAAAAATGAAGTTTTGCGTGGTTTTAATAAGTTTAATGAAATATTAAAAAGAACCGCAACTCTTGCTAATGTAGACAATCCAAAGAAACCACCAGATGCGATAGTTTTAACTAGAGAAGCCGCGCAAATAGGTGCATTTATGTGGACTGTAAAATTTGCCAATAGATTCAGTAAAAGAGTGCAAGAAAAAACATCAAGACAATTAGCAGAAATATTTGTTAATAAAAACTCTGTAGAAGAATTAGAAAAACTTGCAAAAATAGATATAAGTAAAGGTGAAGGGTTAAAATCTGTAATTAATATTTTAGCCTTTACAAATAATTTAGACTATATGCCAGAAGTACAGCAAGAGATAGAAGATATACAAAGACAAGATTATCTACAATCTCTTTCTCAGACACAAGTACCTATAAGTCCTATACCACAATAACCTTATGCCACGCCAATCAGAAAGAGTTGGCCGATCTGGAGAATACTTAGTAGCCTCGCTACTTTCTTTATACGCTGATACTGTAATGCTAGTTCCACATAGCGCAGAAGCAGACATCATCTTTGACGTTGACCACACGCTATATAAGTGCCAGGTTAAAACACAATCTAAAATAAGAAACCATAGAGTGTCATGGGAATATGACTTTAGGCGTGGTTCGTTTACCAAGAAAAGACATTATGAAAAAAATGCAATAGATGTTTATGCCTTGGTTGCATTAGACCCACAAAAAGTTATTTTTACTTTTCCAGACGGAAGTAAACAGAAAACTATTAAAGACGAAGAGATGCAAGCGATGGACTCGCTTACTAATGTCAAAAACCTATTTAAAGAGCTTCGATGTCAACAGACACCTTAGGTTCTTTATAGTATTTAACAGAGTTCATACCTAATGATATTAGATATTCAGCCACTTCATGTGGTTCTTTCTGCTCACTCTTACAAAAGTTTTTAAACTTTTCTGCAAGGTGTTTATTTACATATATAGGTTTTCTTCCGTTTCTTTCTTTTAAGATTCGATCATCAAACTCATATAAGTTCATGTTTACCTCCTTGGTAAATCCCTACAACTCCTCATAATATTTAACTAACTCGTTTAAATACCATTGGCACTTTTTCAAATCTTGGATATTTTCTTCTTTATCCTTATGTCTATATAAATACTTCCAGATATTACCTTCCAAGTAAGCTGCATATCCTTTAGAACCAACTCTATCTTTTATTAGTTCTATGCACTCCACTATTCCTTGGTAATGCTTTGGCCTGTTTACCATATCTGGTTTTATATCAGTTACTTTATCCTGTCCGTCTTTACGAACTCGATCCCATTCTTCTTTTTTAATATCGTCTATTGACATATTTTTACTCCTTTTTTAAATTAACTGTTGTATTCAAGTACATTTACATATATATTATAACAAATCAAAACAAAAAGGGAGATTAAATGGAAAAAGAAAAAACTTTTCTTGATACTAAACAACTCGCTCGCAGGTGGAGTAGATCTCCAAGAACGATAGAAGGATGGCGCGCCAAAAAGATTGGACCAGACTATCTAAACCTCAACGGTAAAATTTTATATGATATTGACGAAATCATAAGAGCAGAGGAAGAAGCAAGGGTATCACATGAAGCACGCCAAACTTAGCCCATCAGCAGCTGAAAAATGGACTAATTGCCCTGGTATGCCAACATTGGCAGCCAAGGTTGATTATCAAGTCGGTTTACCAGCCGCTGTTGGTACTTTGATTCACAACATGACAGAACAGCTCTTAAAGGGATTCTTGGTTGATGTGACACTTGAAGATTATTGGCTTGGTAAAAAAGAATATGTAGAAGATTTTGAAATAGAAGTCGACCAAGACATGATTGATTGTGCAAAGATTTATGTGGATTATGTTCAAGAACGAGCAAAAAGATTAAACGGCAAACTATTAGTAGAACAAAAAGTCAGACTGCAAGAAATATCAGAAGATTTATATGGTTATGCAGATGCATTAATAATCACTCCACATAAAATGTGCGTGATAGATTTAAAGACAGGTAAATATCCTGTCAGTCCAGAACACAACAAACAAGCCATGATATATGCAATAGGTGCATTGTCTCGTTATGGTAATGAAGATACTGAAGTAGAGATTACAATAGTCCAACCTCGCGCAACGTGGGGAGGTGGACCTATAAAGACTTGGACCACCACCGCTGAATTTCTGGTGGATTGGGCATACGATTTCTTACAGCCGTGCGTGGATGCATGCTTGGAGGAAAACCCTGTATTTGTTTATGGGGATCATTGTCGCTTTTGTAACGCAAGAAGCATCTGCGATTTATATAAACAATATAATAAAGGAGAAACTAATGAGTGAAAAAAAGAAAGCTGTTGATGAACCAACAGTTAAGTTTGCTGACGATGGCAAGGAGCATAAAGTTAATGATATGCCAGATGAAGCAAAGCAACTCTATATACGTTGGCAAGATAAAAGACAAATCAGAGATGAGTTTATTATCAAAGCTAATAATGATATAGATGACTTGAATACTTTACTTTCATCTTACGAGGCTCGTATGCGAAACATATTAGAGCCAGCAGAAGAAAAAAAGATTGAGGTGTCTAAATGAGTTTAGCTGATATACGAAAGAAGTCTAAACAGAAACCACCAAGAATTATTGTTCATGGTGAAGCTGCTGTTGGTAAGACTTATTTAGCATCACAAACTAGAAACCCAATTATGTTAGACGTTGAGGACGGTTTAGGTAAGATTCAAATGGATCATATACCGTGTAAAGCATATTCTGATGTAATGAGTAATCTAGATGAACTTTATAATGAGAAACATGAATACAAAACTGTTTGTGTTGATTCATTAGACTGGTTTGAACGATTGCTCTGGGATAAAGTTTGTGAAGATAATAGCTGGAAATCAATCGATCAACCTAGCTATGGTAAAGGTTATGCAGAGACACTTCGATATTGGGGTGAATACATAGAAAAGCTTAATAGACTAAGAGATAAAGGAATGATGATATTCCAGATATGTCATAGTGAGGTTAGAAAAGTGGAAGATCCACGAATCGAAGCTTACGATAGATATTCTCTTAAACTTCATAAAAAAGCTGCGGCATTGTTATTAGAACATTCTGATGCTTGTTTCTTTGCGGCTAAGAAGTTAGGAACTATTAAGGTGCAAGGCAAAAGTGGTATGACTACTAAAACTGTGTCTGGGGATAGAATCATCTATACCAATAACGACCCAGCTTTTCTTGCAAAGAACAGATATAACTTACCAGACGAATTACCAATGGATTGGAACGCAATTCGTGAGGAAATGTTGAAGTGAGTATGTTATCTGACATTGATGTGGTACAGAGAGACCTTGACAGGATAACTGCAAGACTTGGAGTATTATTAACTAAGGTTGATTTTGAAAACGAGTCTTATCCAGTTGAAACCTACGATAGGCTTTCTGATTTAAAAAAGGATTGTGAGGACTTGAATGAGTATCTTAATACTTATTCGTCTTACGATCCTGGTTAATCTAAAAGGAGTAAAAAATGGATTTAAGTAATTTTAATGTAGATACCTCTAATGAGGGTAAATCGGTTGTTGAGCCAGGTAGACACGTTCTACATTGGCAAGGCGAAGATGCAGATTTAGTAGAGGGTAGAAATGGTTGGCGTGGTTGTAAAATGTATTTTGAAATAGATGGCACAAGCATAAGACTAAATCATACCTTTACTGTAGGTCACGATAACGAAAATTATGTAAAGAGTGGTGTTAAATCAATGATGCTTATGGCAGAAGCTATGGGTATTAAAGAACCACCAAAAGATACATCAACTGCTTTTATTGGTAAAAGTGTCTCAGCTGAATTAGTCAAAGATGAAAACGGTTATCTAAAGATTAATGAAGATTGGGGTAGAACTTGGCAAGCTACCGATAAAAAAGCAGAAGTTGTTGATGACAACATTAAAGTAAGTCCGTCTGAAGCAGACCTAGAAGCTATGGGTTCTACTGATTTAGATGATGACACACCATTTTAATTACAATGGTAAAAACAGGCCTACGCTGTGTGCATATTGTAAAGCACCAGCTGGGCCGCTACTTTATAAAGACGGAGACTACTGGTTGGGAGCGTGCAGTATGAATCATTTAAAAAAGATTGAAGAGGGTAAACGATTACCAAATAAAGCACAGCTTAATGACGAAGGTGTTGAATACTCTATTGCACAAACAAAGAACGTCTATGTAGAATTAGCAAGAGAGGAACGTAATCAACCTTTACATAAATGGGATAGAGACAATAGAAAAAGAGTCTTTACTTCTATTGTAAGGGAATATTTAAACTGGGCTAACGCTGTAGCCCAACAAGACGATGAAAGGGCAAAACATGGATCTGACGAAATACTTTCCAGAAGGAAATAATTTAGAACAAAACAAACCAAAAGATACAAGCGACTTAATAAATGAAATGCAAGCACAAGGCTTGCGTATAGATCATTTACAAATAACAGGAGAAATAGTAAGAGTACCAGTTAATGAATTAGCTGGTGTTAAAGCTGATACTAACCAAAAGTCTGGTTATTATGTAGTCAATGAAGTCAACGGCAATTACTTTGCAACCTTTGGTAATTGGAAAACAGGCTTTGAGGGTAAATGGTCAAGCGTGAATCATCAAGCTATGACACCCCAACAAAGAGATGATTTACAACGTCAACTGCAAGAGGCTAAGAAAAGGGCCGAAGAAACTAAAAAACAAAGGCATAATGAAGTGGCTAAAAAAGTTGAACGCTGGTTCGAATCTTATCCGAATGTTATTGAACATGAATATCTCACAAATAAAAAGGTTAAAAATTATGGTTTAAAACAACACCAAGATATGTTGGTTTGCGGTGTGTATTCTACAACAGGAGACATTCGTTCTCTACAATATATTAATAAAAATGGCGAAAAAAGATTCGCTTCTGATTCAGAAATAAAAGGCAACATATTTCTCATCGGTGCTGAGATAAAAGATATTCCAAAACTAGATAAAATTATATTAGCAGAAGGTTACTCAACCTCTGCAACTATTTATGAAGCAACCCAGATTCCTGTAGCTTGCGTATTTTCTGCCAATTTCGTCATGGCAGTAGCCCTTCAAATACGCAGGCTTTCAGGTGCTAGAATCGTTGTTGCGTTAGACAATGATGAGAGCGGAGTCGGAGAGAAGAAAGCCCAAGAGTGTGTGCAGAGTGTGACGAATGCGTGCGTGCGTTTGCCGAGTGAACATGGGGATTATAACGACTTATATTTAAAACATGGTTTAGATAAAGTTAAACAAGAGCTTACTGAATCTAAATTTAATATTAAAAAATATGCGATTCGTAATTTAATTGAAAAACCAGAACCTCAAAAGTTTTTAGTAGATTCGTTTATACCATTAGCTAAACCAGGAATATTAGCTAGTAGTGGTGGTGTAGGTAAATCTTTATCATTATTACAGTTAGCACTTGCTATCGCTAAAGGCTCTAGTTGGTGGGGTAAAGATGTAAAAGAAAACGGCTCTAGTGTAATCTTTTGTGCTGAAGATGATTTAGTTGAAGTACACCATAGGATTGATTTATTAGATCCATTCGGAGAAAGGTTTAAAAATAACAACGATGTATATGTTTATCCAATACCAGACCAAAAAGAGCCATTAATTTTATTGCGAGAAGAGGGTATTACTGAACAAGCAAGAGAGATTGTAGAAGAATTAAAAGGTATAGATAACTTAAAATTAGTTGCGTTCGACCCATTACAAGCATTTACAACTGCTAGTGTGTCGCAAAGCAATGAAGCAGGACAGCTCTGGGGAAGTTATTGTGCGATGATTAGTGCCAATATTGGTTGTACTACTTTAACAACGCATCATATTAATAAACAATCCATTACCAATGATTCTGATGATCCTTATTCACATAAAGCAGACATAAGGGGTGCATCATCAATAACAGATTCAGTTAGGTTTGCAATCAGTATGTGGATTCCAAGCGAATCAGACGCAGAGGAATTATGTGAACAAGCAAACATACCATACGATAGGTTAAGCGTGGTCAAGGCGGCCTTAGTCAAATCCAACTCTGGTAATGTAGATTATGGAGTGCAAACTTTAATAAGAAAAGACGGCATATTAGAGCCAATAAACTCTATGCCAAAAACCGATTATGAAATTTATTTTTAGGAGAAAACTATGAACGTATTAAGTTTATTTGACGGAATGAGTTGTGGCAGGATTGCTTTAGAGCGTCTTGGCATACCAGTAGATAATTATTATGCAAGTGAAATAGATAAGTATGCTATCCAAGTAAGCCAAGCTAATTACCCAGATATTATACAAGTTGGTGATGTAACTGAATTAGATACATCAACACTACCAAAGATTGATTTGATTATGGGCGGTAGTCCGTGTCAAGGATTTAGTTTTGCTGGTAAACAACTTGCGTTTGATGATCCAAGATCTGCATTGTTCTTTGAGTTTGTTAGATGTGTAAAAGAGTTACAACCAAAATATTTTTTATTAGAAAATGTAAGAATGAAAAAAGAATATTTAGATGTTATATCTGAATACATGGATGTTGAGCCTATTATGATAAATTCAGCTTTAGTATCAGCACAGAATAGAGTTAGATATTATTGGACTAATATACCTGGAATAGAACAACCTGAACAGAGAGGTATAGTTTTAAGAGATATATTAGAAACACAAACAGATGAAAAGCCTGTTAAAGATACAGAAAGAAACCAAAGACATTATAGAAATGATAATGAAAAGTCTTTATGTATGACTGCAACTATGTATAAAGGTGCTGGTAATAATGGTATGACTTTAGTTCAAGAGCCAAAAGTAGTTGCTGGTGCATGGCGTGGTCGATATTACAAAGACGGAGTAAGACAAGATCAGTTCGGCTCTGTTGCTGGTAAAACCAAACAGATGTTAGAGCTGCGAAAAGATGAAAAGACTAATACAGTTACTACAGTTCAAAAAGATAATGTATTAACCAAAGACAATGTTTACTGGCGAAAACTTACCCCTGTTGAGTGTGAACGATTACAAACAGTACCAGATAATTATACTAACCATGTATCAAATACTCAGCGATATAAGATGCTCGGAAACGGCTGGACGATCGAAGTTATCACTCATATTTTAAAGAATATGGAATTACCAAATGATCAAACATGCGACAAAAGTGGTAGCTGATTGCGACAAAAATGGTACCTGCTTGCGTCAACTTGTCGCATATATCCATATATACTATATATATAGGAGTGGAAAAACGCTGGGGGCGTTTTCCCCCTCCACGCACGAAAGCATACTCGCATGATTAGAAAGTTTGATAAAAAGAACAAAGAATATTGGTGGGTAATACCTAGCGAAATCCCACGCTTGCACGCTAGCGGATTAGTGCCGTTAGCCTGCGTGCAAGAGCAAAAGAATTATACGAAGATGCGTGGGTGTGTATGGCAAATATTCAGACGTGCGTGTGGGCGTGAGGATTTATCTATTAGTGCGAAGTTAATTCTCTGGGCGGTATGTGAGCGGTATCGGTTTGAGACTTTTAGTTCGCATGATGCAGTAAGTTATTATTGTAAGATGATTGGCGTTAGCAGGAGAACAGCTGGGAGAGGCATGAAAGAGTTGATTGAGAAAGAAATATTATGGTTGGTATTAGAGGGTAAAGAGGGAAGGTTAAGAAAGAGTCAAGCGAGTGGGAAGAAACATTATCTTTTGGTTGGTTTAGCTTACGAGATTATTAAGGAGAGCTAAGACATACCTGGAGAGGAGTGAAAGGGGGATCGTGGTCTATAGATACGCCTAAGCTCTGTAGATTCATTATAAGGGTAAAGCAATGCATTACCTAGTCTTTTTGGTTTTAATTTAATAGAGGGGTTGAGAGTGGCTTGTGCGTGCTTGCTTGCGTGGAGTGACTAGCGAGAGACTTATAGGGGGTTATCATCTACGGAGAGTAATGACACTCTCGCTAGTCAAAACTTAGTGCTTGCGGTCTATTATTACTATTGCTAAAGAGGTTAGTAATAGCATTAAAAAGAATACTCCGAAAAGCGATAGTATTATTTTAATTATTAGTTCAAGCATTAATATATTTGGTTACGGTTGTACAGACAATTTTATTCTCTTTACACATTTTTTCAACTTCCTTTTTCATGTCGTAAAGCGTTGGGTTACCTTTCATGTTAAATGTAATGGTTACTTCGGTTATTAGTTGTTTATCTTTTTTATTATTAAATACGCTGTCCCAATTATTGCGTATCTTGTTTATATCTTCCTTGCGTCTGCCAGATCCTTTTCCTGTCATTTTTTACTCCTATGCTGTATTCATATCGTAAAGTATAAATTCCGCTAGAAAGTTTATAATTTCATCGCGGTCATCATCTTCATCTAAACCGTAGTTTCTAGCTACGGTATTTATTTCATCATCAATTAAACCTTTTCTATCTTGATCTAATAATCGGTCAAGTATAGTTTCAAATTGGTTTTCTAACTGTTCCTGGTTATGTAAGTTGCTCATTTTGGACTCCTAAATAAATAGAATAATGCTTTTAGCTTTTCATCGCTTAAATGTCTAAGGTGTTTGGGAATAGCGTTTCTGTTCATTTCAAGCCTGTACCTTGCCTTCTTTTGTTACATAGGCTATATGCCTATCATTTTCATCACGAAGCAAATATCCGCCCTCTCCTGTCGCCCTAGAGTGTGTTTCAGATATGTAGGGTAATTCTCCGCCAAATCCTTGATCTCTATAATGTGCTGAATATTTACCAAAGGCCGTGTTAAATGTCATATTATTGGTCATCATCATCTCCTTCATAAACCCATTCTATTTCTAAAGTATCTGGTAAAGATAAACCATGAACGTAGCCGTCTTCTTCATAATATTCAGACCATGAAGCATATACTTTGCCTGTACTGTGGTTAATCTCTTTGCCGTTATAAGGCTCATCATCAAAATGATTTTTTATATCTTCCCAATTTCTTATATGTTGTATTGGTAATAATCCTGCATGGCTTATACAAAAATCTTCAATAGATACTCCACTACCCCACGCTTCAGCGATTTCCTGCTCGCCATAATCCTCAAGAATCCAAGGTATAAACCAATCGTGTTCTATTTGGATTTTTTCTTTAGTTATTACTTTGCTCATGCCCTTATTCTCCTCGCTCTCGCTAGTTTATTGTTATGTTCTTTAACCATGTTTATATCTGGTTGTATATCTTCTAAGATTATCTTTTTAACCTCGCTTATTGTTAGGCCGTCAAGATCTTTAGTTATTATTTGGATATCGCTTAATTTAGGAATCCAAGTTTTATGGTATTGTTTCTCCTGGCAGTCTAAGTTATAGCACCAATCAACAATATTTCCGTTAATGTTTATTGAAAAAATCATTTTCTTTTATCGCTATCGTTAACTATTAAAGCTGTTGCGTATAAACAGAACGCCATAAAAATTAACATTGGTAATAGTTGAATGTCCATTAGTTAGATACCTCTCTATTTTTATTAATCCACCATGATGAAACTTTGTAGGTTTCTTGTTTGCAGTTATTACAATAACAATCCATTTCTTTGCTTTGGTCCTTAATAATTTCTATATCATCAGAAGTACATACATCGCATACATAATTATTATTACTCATCATTTCCCCCTTAGTTTTCGTAATAAAATTCTTTAGCTTGTTCTAAAAGATTTTCTACGCCATATAATTGATGTAGCTCATCTTTCCATATAGGTTCTTTTGGCTCACTTTTGATTTGATTTTTAGCTATACCAATTAAACACTTTATAACATCTTGTGCTGTTTCAAGTTCTTTGCTTTCTTTTCTATAAGTTAGACTCATCATTTCCCCCTTTTGGTTATTAGTTTATATAATTCAAAATCTTTCTTGCTCAACATTTTTTCAATGCGTTCCCAATCTTTAGGACTTCCAACGATTGGCAGGCTTGGATATTTTCTTTTAAGTTTCTTTAACGCGTTTTGATCTTGCTGTGTCATTGTGTAACCGCCTTTATAAATTCTTGCTCAGTCATTAAACCATTATCTATAAAATGATTTTCTAAACTTTCTTTTATATCATCGGCATCAGTTCCGTTGTTTAGAACTGATACTATAATTTCAACGGCTTCATTATGTGAGCCTGTCCATTCTTTTATTAGTTGTTTAGCGCTCATTGGTTTAAATCCTCATAACAAGCACCGCATAACATATCGTCTATAGGTACATCATTTATACTTTTATAACCTTTATTTTCAAAGTTATTGTAATCTGTTATGTAATCCGCTTTATATCCGCATTGATTACAACAGCCGTTTTTTATTTCTTGATTACCCATTATTTACCTCTTATAAGTTTTAATTTATGTCCTTGTTGTTCTAGGCGTTTATATTTATCTTGCATAGTTGCAAGGCATGAACCCTTAAAGGCTATAAAACCTTTAAGAGATCCATTGTTTATTATTATCTGGTATTTCATTAGGCTACCTCTAATAGATCATTGTTATCTATTCGATAACATATAGATTCATAAATTTCCTCTACTGAATAATCTATGTATCTATTTCTATATTCGAAGTCATCATCTACATAACTATGCACACTAACTTCTATTAAACTGTGATGTACAGTTATAAACATAAAATAATCTTTATATTCTTTTTGATATTCTTTAATTATCATAATTTTTTCTCCGTAAATGCTAGATAATTAAATCTAGTAATTATTAATATACTCCTTTCTACGCAAATATCAACACTTAAACGCAAATAATTTCAATTAATTTAATAAATAGTCCGCAAGATAGCATTTTTAAAGTAAAATCTAGCTTATGAGTGAAGTTAAAAAAAGAAAAAAACCAGGACCAAAAAAGATAATGTTTACTGAAGATCAGTTAAAAGAAGCTCAAAGGTTAGCTGGTTTAGGATTTTCAGAAGAAGCAATTTGTCAAGCGTGTTTAGGTTGTAGTCCAGATACATTATTAAGAAGAAAAAAAGAATATCCTGAAATTGCGGAATATATAAGGCGTGGAAAAATGAAAAGCATTGAAGAAGTATCTAACGCTCTTTATAAGTCCGCTATTGGTTTACATGGTAAAGAGCCGTCAGTTAGCGCTCAGATCTTCTTCTTAAAGAATAAAGGCAAGCAAGCTGGCAACGATTGGGCGGACATTCAACAAGTAGAAACAAATATAAATCTAAAAGACGCACTCACGCACGCAAGCGCAAGAATAATAGAAGGCGAAACCTTAGAACAAGAAACGCTAAACTTAAAAGATGCAAAAGACTAACGCCAGAACGCAAGCGCGCAAGCGTGCATATATGCACAATAGTATTAGAGGTTGTGCGTTCTTGCGTAGACTCATGCACGCACGCGTTCACGCATGGCTTAACAGCAACGCATACAGCGATAGTAAGCACTTACTTACATAATGAAAGTTAGTACTCACTATCGTTTAACCCCCCCTGCTTGCGTTGGCGTGGGGGGTACAGTACATGGAACTGTTGCGATAATTTTTTGTAGGTATTTTAAATGAAATATAAACCAGAAGAAGAAAAGCTATTAATGACCGAACTATGGTCACCTGTGGTTAAAGATAATCCATTAAACTTTGTCAAATTTGCTTTCCCATGGGGAATGAAGGACACCCCCCTCGAAGATTTTAAAGGACCAAGGAAGTGGCAGGAAAAAATTTTGCGAGAAATGACAATACACATTCAACGTAATGGTGTTAAAGATTTACCAGAGATGTTTAGAATGGCAGTTGCCTCAGGTCGTGGTATTGGCAAATCAGCTTTGGTTGCTTGGATTATTCTTTGGATGTTATCAACTAGGTTAGGATCAACAGTAATTGTTACTGCTAACACCGAACAACAGTTAAGAAGTAGAACATGGGCAGAGCTAGGTAAATGGCTCACGCTATCTATTAACTCTCATTGGTGGTCAAAGACTGCCACAACCATAAAACCAGCTGCATGGTTTGATGAAGCGTTAGAGCGAGACTTAAAAATAGATACTGGTTATTATTATGCCCAAGCACAATTGTGGAGTGAGGAAAATCCAGATGCGTTTGCAGGCATCCATTCATCTTATGGCGTATGCCTGATAATGGATGAAGCGTCTGGTATTCCTTCTCCCATTTATTCAGTCAGCGAAGGGTTCTTCTCCGAACCCACGCCTAACCGTTTTTGGTTTACTTTCTCCAACCCACGCAGGAATCAAGGCCCATTCTACGATTCTTTCCACAGCGCAAAATCTTTTTGGAAAAACGAGCAAATAGACTCACGCACGGTCGAAGGCACGGACAAGGAACTCTTCTCTAAGATGATTGAGCAGTACGGTGAAGATTCTACCGTTGCGCGCGTGGAGGTGATGGGCTTATTCCCCTCCGCGGATGACGATACGGTTATACCAATGGATTTAATTAAAAGCGCAATCGACAGAGATGTAGCCCTCGCAGCAAGCGAACCTATTATTTGGGGATTAGATGTCGCAAGATTTGGTGGCGATAACTCAGCCCTATGCGTGCGTCAGGGAAACCATGTCCTTGAAATACAATCCTTTCCTTCTATGGACTTAATGCAATTATGTGGTGTGATAAAAAATAGATACGATGATGCTACTGCGATTGAAAAACCACAAGAAATATTAATTGACGTTATTGGTTTGGGCGCAGGCGTAGTCGATAGACTCGCCGAGCAGAACTTACCTGTGCGTGGCGTGAATGTTGCCGAAGCACCAGCGACTAAAAAAAATTATTTAAACTTGCGTGCGGAGTTGTGGTTTGCAATCAAAGACTGGTTGGCGCATAGAGATTGTAGATTACCTAACGATGATGAATTAGAAGCAGAGTTAGCTTCCCCCTTATATAAATATACTTCTAGTGGTAAAATAAAAATAGAAAGTAAAGACGAGATGCGCAAGCGAGGTATCAAGTCACCAGATAAAGCAGATGCACTTG